ACCTTGGCACAGCTGCACTAAGGAACAAAGAAATGTTGATCCCCCTGATTCCACAGTTTGGCTAAGGATACCATAGTAGATATCAAGTCTAGTAGCAAATTTTTCAACAAGTGTTGTTTCCAAACAGGCTAATGCCCACCTTGTTGTTGGTTTGATCACATGGTTGTCATATATCCACTCTGAGTTATACTCAACAAGATTTATCGAACCAACACATGATTTTGCTTCAGACTTCCATATTGATATGAACTTAGACAATTCCTCTTTCATCTCTAAGAGAACCTCACACAAATGGTATGCACTTTTGCTACTGGAGGAAATGCTGATGAGGGCAGCAGAGTCATCACTACCTTGAATCACATCTACAACACAGTTCAATTTTTGGTTAGTGAGGTAAGATTTGCAATAATCTCTCCAAAAGTCCTGGATTAGTGAATGTTTGAGTGTACTCGCAACATGTAGTATGCCTTGCCACATTCCAGAGGACACAGCAACAGTGTTCCTTTGGCGGTTGTTTATGAAGGGTAATTCTGCTGAATAGAACTTGTTCTTAAATGTCTTGTAAAAGTCATTAGAGGAGAGGACATTCTGGTTATGAGTGAAGTTTGATATAATGTCAACAGGAAGTGCTATCCTCTTCTTTGTCCATAGGAACATGAGAGCATAAAGAAATGGTTCTACATAACTGGGCACATATCTGGCAGCAATAGCATAGAAGCAGGAACTGTGATGTCTCTGGCACCATTTTGCTGCATCAGCAGACTTGCAAATTGTGAGATGTGCTCCCAACTTAGTTTGTGAAGTCTTTTGGTGATCCCGATAAAAGCCCTCCTTATATCCTGGGTTCAATATTGAGTCATGAGGGAAGAACTCACAGATTGCCCTCATAATTTTCTCAAAGATAAATTGGGCTAGACGGGCTTGTATGTGTAGGACATGAATTTCTCTATCTCCACCGTGCTGGTCCTTAGGGAAACAGTCTGAGATGAAGTACCCCTTTCTGAACATCCTGTTTAGACACCAAACAGACACTCTGATCATTAGAGGGTTGTTATCCCCAGTGTCTTTAGAATACTTCTCTACAGTCTCCAGGAGCTTCGTAATCACCCTTGGCCTTCTGCCTTGCTGTGTTGGATTTCTCTCCAGGAGTTTTGATTTTAAAGATTGATAGTCATGATACTCTTCTTCACTAGGGATGACAAAATGCTCTTCTTCATCTTTGGCACTTGCTTTCAGGGTTGCTGCTTCAAGGAAGGTTGCCTCGGAGATCTTGTTCAAGATTCTTGCTTCTAAGATTTCCTTAAACCCGCCCCCATAAAGCTTTTGTAATTTCCCAATATGGCAGTCAATCATATATTTTATTAGAGGAAGAGACCAAGTATGTTTTAGAGGTTGCTCTCGATATTCCCATAGGCACACATTCTTTGACACTATATTATCCAGAAACCAGAACTCTTCTTTGAGGAGCTTGCTCATGACTTTGACATTTCTCTCACCAATCTTTCCCCTGGACTTTGACACTACATATCCCATGTAGAATGTATTGACAAGCTGGGACATGTCTAATCCAAGCTGGCAGAAGATGTTAGGTATTAGCATGATCTTGAATCTAGCTGTCCCATCCTTGTCACGCAACCTTATCCTCTTGACAGGATTGCTTGCAAATGACTTCATGAGGTGCACCACCTTGGAGAGGAGGTACACTGATAATCTTGATCTTAGCACCTCTGGTAGTCTCTCAACAAACACCCTTATGTCCTTATAAGACTCCTGAAATGCATTCATGTAAAGGTACCTAACACTTGTAATTATTTCCTCAGAATCCAACTTATTATTTAAGAATACTAGGTAGACAGTCTTGAGCATCTGCCAATAGGAGTCTGGCAACAAGCTGGTCTGCTCTGGTAATGGCAATCCCATTATCTGAGATATAAGGGACTGCAGTGCCATGACATAAGGCAGTGATTTCACAAAATGATCTAATCCATCTTCAGAGATTGAAGACATATCTGTAATATAATAATTTGAGGTTTCAAACATTGATGGTCCCAATCTACCAGGGTCCATAAGCTCAGTGTCCCTCTTGTCCATGGCTAATGAAAAGAAGACATGGGATCCAGTTGATCTGTACAATAACTTGGCCCTGGAGTTTCTGAGGTTCTTGAGGCCCCACTGGTCCTCTCTGTTGGGAACCTTGTACTCATATGATAGCTCAGTACAGATGTCTGTTATGAGGGAGGCATGTTGAGAGATGTCTCTGTGTCTTGTCCATCTGAAAACCTGGCATGATTCTGCTCCATGGTGCACCTCCTCTTTAGAACTCAACAATGATTCCATAATGGGGTCATCCACTTGAGCTGAAGATCTCATGCCAGTCATGTAATCACCTTCAATGTAACATCTTATGTCTTCAGTATTGGTTGCTGGGTCAAATGACAGCTTAGAAAAAACTTCCTTCTCTCGTACCTGCTCCATCTCCTGCCTCAATTTAGCCCCAGGTCCAGAAAGAGCAAGGTGGTCGAGATCATTCTTGTTCAAGCTAGGAGAGAAAGTTGATCTCTTCCTCATGTCATGCTTCAGGGAACTATCTGTCCTATGCAACGCTTCCTCTCTAGACTTCATCTTGTTGAATGTGTAAGATGTTTCATCAACCTCAGCTAGGGTCCTACCTGAAGCATCCCATAATTTAAAAATGTCATCAGGACAAGACACATTCTCACCAAGTTTCTGCATGTCCCTATTGGAGCCCCATAGGCAGTCTGACATAACTGCAAAAGGGAAGATGCTAACTCTCTTATCATTATCCCTTGTGCCCACTATTGAGAAGCTCTTGAAATAATTGTCAAGTGCAAGAGACAAAGAATGGACTGGGTCCATGGTCAACTTCTCCTCCCTGCTGATGGCAGCCTTCCTCAAGCTCACTCTTATCATTTGCTGGACTTGGAGTTTATCTTGTTCTGTAACTTCAGATCTAGACAATTCTCTCAAGCTCTCATTCATTTGAGGGCTTTGATCATGACTTCCAATTTTTATCTCTTTCAAAGCTTCTATTATTGATCTGTTTTGTAGAGCTGTCCTGCCATCTGTATCATGAAGTAGCCTTCCAATTTTGGCTTCAATTTGTCTCTCTAAGGACAAGCCACACCTACACCTTTTCATGAGTTCATTAGCAGTAGGTTGACTAATGATGCAATTTGTCACTACCATTCTGGGGCTTACCACGAGAATGTAAAAAGTCACATTATGTTGATTCAAGAGAGACTCATATGCTAGTCTCTTGGAATTGTAGGAAGTCATAAGGGACTCAAACCCGTGACCCATAGTAGTAGACAATTCAAGGGCTTTCTTTGGTTGAAGCACAATTGCATCTGGAGTTTGGATGGAGTCAATTCCCAGTTCTGTCAGGAGTCTATCTGTGCACCCAAATTTCTTCTCCGCAACAAAGTCGTGCCTGAGATGAGATGAAGTAGAGATGTTTGACTTAAAAAGAATTGTGCCTGAGAAGTCTGTTGAGATTTCAAAAGACTCACTCCCCAGCTCAGCAACATTGGTAGTAAAGTTGAGTTCAGCAGTGTCATAGTATGTGGAGGGGGAAGTGATATCAGTGGATATCATTTGATATAGAAGGATGTCTTCAAGGCCAAAGTCAGTAACAGGGCTGGTCGGATTCATGATGAGAG